GTGCCTACATGGCAGGGGTTGAATAGAGTAGAACCCCTGCTTAAAAGCATCCATGAGAATACATCTATTGACATAGAAATCATCATCGTAAACAATAACCCAAGCAGTGTAATCACTCAAGGGCATTTTATTGAGTACGCTGGTAGCTGCATGGATGTAAGGGTTATAGACTCCATAGAAACGAAAGGCTTTGGAACGGCTAGTAACGCAGGGGCAAAGGCAGCCACAGGTGAATACTTAATCTTCCTTAATGACGATTGTGCTATCCTTCCCTACCTTGATAAAAACCAATGGCTATCTAGGCTTATCGACCCTTTTAAAGACTTAAGCGTAGGTGCTACGGGTGTCCTCACGAATCATTTAGAAGGCTTTGATTTCCTTGTAGGGTTTTGTCTAGCTACTAAAGCAGGTCTTTTTTCAGATTATAAATTCTCTATAAACGGATGGGGTGGCTTTGAAGATGCTGAGTATTGCTTTAGACTAAACTGCGCTGGATATAGCACCCTGAATATAAACAAAGATAACACCTATCCGATATACCATGAAGCCGAAGGTACGCTGCATGACGAAGACCACAAAGAGGAGTGGCAGACTACCCTATACGCAGAAAACTACAACAAGTTTATCGAAAGGCTAAAGAGGACTATTTACATCGTCACTCCCTGCACTAGAGTAGAAAACCTACCAAGTATTGCCGAGAGCATCAAAGATGCGTTAGACGGCTTCCCTAGGCTCACAGCGGTGTGGATTATCGTGCCTAACAACGGTGCTGTTATTCCAGAAAGCTTTTTACAGAAATATCCCTTTGCATCTAGCCATAGATATGACAAAAACTCTCCCTATGGTAATGCTGCTAGAAGTCATGGGCTAGAGGTAGTTGCAAATCTTGTTAAAGACAACAAAGAAGCCCTGCCTGAATATGTCTACTTTCAGGATGATGATAACACATTCTCTGTAGATGTAATCAAGGCTACATACGCTACTGAGGCAGAAGTGATTTTAATCAGCCAGCACAACATCTTTAATGAGATAAGGTGTAATGCAAGACTACCTATTGTGCAGGGTCAGATTGACACCGCTATGATTATAGCCAAGGCAAAACCAGCCTTAGAGGTAGGGTGGGAGTCTGATGCGTATGAGGCAGACACAGCCTATGCCAAAGCCCTCACAGAAGGCAACAGAACGGTTTACATAAACAACAGGTTACATTCAACCTACAACAACCTCACCTTTGACAACAACAAGGCAGTTACGGCTGTAATCCCTACCAAGGATAGATACTCAACTACCTTTGCCCTTACCCTACAAGCTGTTATCAACCAATCACTACCACCAAAAGAAATACTTATCTATGATGATAGCGATAGCCCTACTGACATCAGGGAATGGGAGTCATACAAGTTTCTTCTTATCCTAGCAAATCAAAAAGGCATTAAGTGGGAACTAATGTATTCTGCAAGGGTAGGCGTGTGGGCTTCTCACCAAAATAGCATTACCAAGGCAAGCTGTCCTATCATTTGGAGAGTTGATGATGATTGCATTCCAGAGTCAAACGTACTTGAAACCCTATTAAGTCACATGGCTGATGGTGTCAGTGCTGTAGCTGGTAGTGTATTAATGGTTGACAATCAAACATTCAATTGTCCAGACAACTTCACCAATAAGCTAGACACGCTGATAATAGCCCCTAATGCGCAGTGGTTTAAGCGTACAAACATTATTGAAGCCCAACACCTGTATAGTTCTTTCATATACAAAAAGAAAGATGCTATTGACTTTGAGTTCCCTCCCCTTAGCAAAGTATCTTTTAGAGAAGAAACAATGCTTAGTCTGCATTTGAGTAAGAAGGGTAAGCTGCTGCTTGTGCCTGCGATAACATGGCACTCAATGGCATCCAATGGAGTCAGGTCTGCTGGAAACAAAAAGGAGATGTTTGAGACTGATGAATTGGAGTTTAAGAGATTTCTAAAGTCTAACGGATTTAACCAACCAAATGCTAAGGTGTTCTATGCTGTAAATGGCAAAGGGGATGCTGAGATACTCAGGTCTGTTGTAGATGAATTTGCTTTAACAGGCACTCCGATTATATGTGCAGCCGATAACAACATTGAAGTGTTTGAGGACTATATGGTTCTTGACGCAAATCAAGCATCTTTCATGGGCTTTGGTAATATTGGAGATTTCAATATTTACAATTTCTTGAATGACAGGAAGTGGAGCAAGACATTAAAAGAAGCATACGAAACCTTTTTCATATGACAAGAGTAATAATTCAAACCCAAACAGGTTCTGCTGGGAAGGCTAAGGAATGGCCTTTCTTCGAGGAGTTCATCTCTCTGAATCCAGAGGTAGATTTCATAGAGGTTTTAGTAGAGGGTCAAACCCCAACCAAGGGAGCCTCTGCCATCTATGGAACAAGGAAAGAAATATTACAAGAGTTAAGGAATGCTGATTTGTTTATAAGCATTGACAGTTGGTTACAGCACTTAGCCTCCATGCAGACAGACAAGCTAGGTCTTGTTATCTTCTCTAGGTCTAACCCTGCCATCTTTGGTTATCCTAAATTCAATAATGTCTTTAAAGACTCTAAGTATTTTAAGAGCAACCCTTACGACACATGGCTTCCTTCAGATGTAATCATGGAGTCCTTTGTGAGTGTAGAGAGAGTGCAGGAGTGTTTCTTAGAATGCTTAACCAATGTAGATAATAGAATACTTCAATAGTCTATTATTTTTTACTTATATTTGCAGAATATGGGTGTTGTATATTACAGAACATCCAACGAGAAGCTAACATCTCGGAAACAAAAACTGTGTTGCATAGGATAGGAGGCCGACAGTTCTGGCAATCGCTTTCAAGGAGTGAACCAGAGACCCGAAGTACGATGAAGGCTATTCCTAAACGAATAAAAAGATTCAGACGTTGGCAGCGTTTGAGGGGGGACGGAAGTGTCTATGCAATTGACCACACACGTTAGATAAAAAGGTGTGGTAAACCACGAGGTGGCTCTTCGGGGATATAAGCCTTGTCATGTTCAATCCACAAGGAAACAGCATCAAATTCAAGATTAATAGGCTAGAAATTCACTATCTTCACGTATGGAAGTTAAAAGATTAGTGATTAGATATTCTAACAGACAAGAGGTGTACGACTTCGGTAGTCCGAGGTTAAACAGCGCAATGGGGATAGTAGCCATCTCTCAGATACAAGCCCTACCTCTTGCTAAGGGCTGTGAATACATTCAAGTGAACACAGACTTGGTTCTAACAGAACATTGTGCAGATAGGGTTAAGGAGTTCGCTCATGCAGTGATGGGTGCTGTCATGCAACCCGCAGTGGAAAAACACGTTAAATAACTCAAATACAATATATGCTATTCAGGATAACGGAACAAGATGTATTCGAGGATAACCCTCACCTCAAAGCAATGAAGGAGTTCAAGGGTATTCAAGATGCTCAGTTTAGGTATGTGGCTTTCTACGCAGATTGGCTATCCCCTTACAGAAACCTTAGTGAAGAAGAAAGGAGAATGAGAGCAGAAGAAAGAGCAGGCATGTACATCAGCTTAGAGAGCGTTAAAACGTTTATCTCTGCCTACTATGACATACAGGGTATCAAGCACCTTAGAAACTCGTTAGATGCGCTAGATAAGGCTTGTAGCAAGGCAATGGATAAGTTACAGGACGAGGAGGTTACAGACGCAGACGACTTAAAGAAATATTCATCTACATTGGCAACCCTCACCTCTCAGAAGTTTGAGTTTATGAAGATGATAAATACACACATGAACGTAACAGAGCAAGACATCATCGGAGAAGATGCAATGTCCACGGCAGATGAAATCAACGTATAACTATGAAACAAAGCCTAATAGATTATTTACATAAAGAGGCTTACGACACAGACGAGCAGGTTAAGTTCTACTTAAACAGGATTGAGCATATAGACCGCATGGAATATAAGCCAATTAAGTTTGTCATCCCTCACTTTTCTAATTCAACAGAAAGGCGTACATGGGAGATAGAGCAGCTACGTAGGACAAGACATGGCTTTGAAGGCATCAGCGGGATGATGTATCAATATACATACTTCTGGCACATCCTTTCAAAAGAAATAGGCATAAGGAAGCCTGAGTTCCGCAGGGGAATGCAGGACATGTTTAAAATCATAGAGTCGTGCTACTACGGAGAACACGCAGGTGGGCTATACGGCAGCAACAAAGGTAAAGGGCTTATCCTCATGGGTAGGCGTAGGTGGGGTAAGTCAGCAGGACTAAGCAATGCTTTGTATAACATGGCTCTGCATAGCCCTCACGCACGTATAGGCTTCACCTCAAAAGACGAGGAAACCGTTAACATGTTCTTCAAGGACTCCCTAAAGTTTGGTTATGACAACCTCCCCGCTTTTCTAAGGATGACCACCGCAGCAGCTAACTCCCAAAAGAGAATGCACTTCGCAAAGAAAGTGAAGACAAAAGATGGTGGCTATGACTACATAGGCAAAAACTCCATTATCTTCGGACGTGCGCCTTCGGAGTCAGCCTTCGAGGGAACGGGCGTAAAGTGCTTTGGCTTTGACGAAATAGGCAAGCTAGACCCCGGCCAACTAAGCCAGCTATGGGCATTGACAGAACCCTCCCTTGCAGGAGATGATGGCATCACAAGGGTGGGCGTACCCATCCTCACAGGCACGGCAGGAGACATGGACTCCAACGGAGAAGATGCTAAGAACTTCTGGACAAAAGCAGAAGACTACGGCTTGATAAAGTACGCTGTGTTCGGGTGGAATGGCTACAACGTAGACGAATGTGGGAATGAGAATGTCATCGAAGCATTAAAGTTCATCCTTGACGAAAGAGAGAAAAGAAAGCGTAGGTCTTCAAAGGCATATTACACTTTCGTGGTGCAATACCCACTTGAGGAGGAGGAGTTCTTCGTACAAGCAGGTGACTCTCCCTTTGACATAGAGATAATAAACAATAGGCTTTCTCACCTTATGAAGCACCAGCCACCAATACAGCGTGGGTACTTCAGGAGGAACTTAACGGGCAAGGTGGAGTTTCAGCCAAAGGATGATGGAGACATTCAGATATTAGAGCGTCCGCAGGATGGCATCGTATATGCGGGTGGCTGTGACCCTACCGATGGTTCTGCTAAAGCCAACACAGGCTCAAACCTTTCGTTCTTTATAGCCAAAGGTGTAGCATTAGATGAAGAGGGTATAGACAGAGGTGCGGTGATGCAATATACAGCAAAGCCTCAAGACATCAACGTAGCCTATGAGCAATGCGCTATGGCTTGTGAGTTCTATTCTAACGACATGGGTGTTTGCACGGTGCTTGTGGAGAAGAACAGAGCAAGGATGATTGCGTACTTCGAGTTAATGGAACTGCATAAGTATCTGGCTAAGAAACCAAAGAGGACAGGCAAGAGCGAGTCACGGACAAGGGTTATAGAGTATGGCGTTTACATGGATGAAAGCCTAAGCAACGAGATGATTGGCGAGATAGACAACGATTCTCGTAATAACATAGAGGCATATAACTTCCCTGATTTGCTTTCGGAGATGTGTGTTTACAGCAGCGAGAACAAAAGAAAAAAGGGCGATAGGGTAGATGCGTGGGGCTTAACCTTGCTGAACCTAAGAACCGTTATAAAAAATAGGTTGTTAAGAAAGAAGACAAAAGAAGACCCTTTTGCGACTTTCGGATATGGATTCGACAAGCAGGGCAGGGTGGTAAATTTAAAACAAAAATAATTGGATTCTAACGCTGCTTATCAATACACGTTTCCTAATATGTCCGTTCCTGATAAGGATAAGGGCGAGGAGTACCACAAGAAGGCAATGCTTGCCATATTAGGCAGTTCGGCATACGGAGGTATAGTACCCGACTTATATTTTGAAATGGAGAGGGCTATGCGCTTCTACAATGGCGACTACGACCTTTCGAGTAAGTTCGAGTTTACACAGAAAGACGCTTCGGGGAAAGTACTCCCTGCGGTGTGGATGAACTACAACAAAATCCGAAATAAGATAAACCTTCTTGAAGGCGAGTATGCAGTGCAGAGCGTAGAGGTGTCATGCAAAACTATTAACAGAGAAGCAGCCTCACGCAAGATGCGCAAACGTGCAGAGATATTGGCTAACAAGCTAATGTTGCAAGTAGCAGTTGACGTAGACCCCGAAGGAGATATTTTGGGTGATGTTTCTGCGTCTTATGTTCCATATACAGAAGATGAGTTAGATGTGTTCATGCAGTCTTCTTACAAGGAGAACATTGAACGAATAATGGATGGTATCTTGCGTTACGAAGTAGAGCGCACAAGGTATGCAAGCATTAGATTGGCATTGGCGAGGTACATGCTTATCACAGGCAGGGCTATTGCAAGACATGAGTTCAGGAACAACAAGCCTGCCATTCGTGCCATTGACCCTCGTTATGTAATCGTTGACCCAAACTGCTTTGATGATAACTTCACTTCTGCTTCTTATATTGGCGAATGGCGTTACGCTTCTGTTGCGCAAGTTGCGTCTGATTATGGACTCACTCTTGAGCAGATGGCGCAGGCTCGTTCAACGGATTCGGTTTTAAATTGGGGAGGATATTCCAATCAAGGGCGTGATTTCTTAATGCCGTTTACAACCATCAATAACCAAAACATGTGCTTAGTGTTTTACGCTGAATGGCGTGATGTGAAGCAGATGGCAGCGAAGGTGGTTAAAGACCAATATGGTACAGAACATGTAAAGGTGCTTGGTGCAAAAGATAAGCGCACGTTGTCTGAAAAAGAAAAGGCAGACGGAGCGAAGATTGAGGAAAGGGTTATTGAAACCATTAGAAAGGCTACGCTCATAGGCGGTAACATCATCAAGGAATGGGGAGAGTTAGAGAACATTGTACGCCCATCTGAGGAGTTGTCCACAGCAGAATATACCTATACGATTGTATCTCCGCAGTATGTAAACTTCCGCAGCGTTTCTAAGGTGCAGGAGTTGCAGTCATTGCAGGAGTTCAAGGACTTGCTTATGTACCATGTGCAGTTGCAGGTGGGTAGCGCAGGTAAGAAGGGCTTTGTGTATGACATGCGCTATAAGCCTGATACATTGAAGCTTGATGATGTATTGTACTACCTCAAAACATCAGGTATTGCTTTCTCTGATACAGGCAATGAGGGAATACCAGCAGGAGGAAACCCATTCCCTACAATAGACACCAGCCTATCCGATTCTGTTAACCTCTATTTAAACTTAGTTAGCTATGTGGACTTAGAGATGGACAAGGTGTCGGGTATTAACGATGCACGGCAGGGCTTCCAAAAGGCAGATACATTGGTGGGTACATCGAAGATGGCTGTAACGCAGTCAAGTTTGATTACGCAGCCATTGAATAAAGCCTTCGAGCAATTCGAGAATATATTATGGCACAAGTTCGGAAACTACATAAAGACGATATTCAAATTCATCAGTGACCAATATGAGCCAATAATCTCGGAGATAGGCGTTGACATCCTCAACGTAGACGAGATGGTTCTTTTGCAGACCTATGGCATCTTCGTGCAGGTGAATGGTGATGACATAATGAATGACCGTAACAAGTTTGAGCAGATGGTTATGGCAGCGGTGCAAGCTAACAGCCTACCTATCACCGAAGCTTTGGTTCTACTTTATGACGGAGACACTAAGACAGCCATTAAGAAGTTCTTGGTTTTACAAGAGCGCAAGATGCAACAGCAAGGTCAGC